CTCCTGCCATATTTTCTTCCTCTAAAATTTGATTGATAATATTATTTAAATTCATTTAGATTTATTTTTTTTTCTGCATTTAGACAAATAAGCTGCTGCATAATAACTTGGAAAAACTTTAAATTTTTCTTTAGCTTTACGGTAACAGTAATCTTTTTTTTCTAAAAAATATTGTTTGAAATTTTTCATTTTGCGTTAATAATAAAACTATTTATGGATGATCTAAACAAATCTTCAATTTCTTTATTCGAAAAATATGAACAAGAAATTAAAAAGTACGTAACTGTTGATGAATTTAATATGAAACAAATTCAAATGGATTTACCAGCAACTCGACATTATTGGGTGGGCCGTTTGATGTATCATAAACAAGAAATTATTAAACTCAAAAAACTTCGCAAACAAGCTCAAGTTAAAATTACAGAAAAAATGCAGGAAGAATCTCCTATTGGATTGACACATAAAACAGTATATTCTGCGTCTGACAATCATCCTGTTATTGTTAAAATTGATGAACAAATAGCAGAGAATGAATTATTAATAGAATATCTCACTAAAATTGAAGCTAATTTTAGATCACTTAGCTTTGATATTAAAAATCTTATAGCAATCACCCAACTTGAAACCACTTAATGATAAAATTGATTGTAGATTATGATTCTGGTAGAAAGAAAGGTATTTTAATTACTGATTATTTGTCTGTTATAAGGGAACATTTTTCTGTAGAAGATAAAGACCAAGTTTTTAAAAGAAGATTTTCTGTTGGGTATAGACCACCCACACGAAAATATGTTATTACACCACAAGGACGTTTTGAACCACGTTTACTTTTTATTATCCTTGATTTTTTAAAAACACAAAATATTCCCTTAGATATTCAAATTACTGAAAATTTTAAAACAATTTTACAAACACCTACTTTGAATAAAGAGTTGGTAAAATTGAATATCCCTTTAAGAGACTACCAAGAAGAATCTATTTTAGAAGCATTAGAAGCCAAATCTGGTGTTATTTTATTGCCAACTTCTGCAGGCAAAACTTTAGTCATAGCCACATTAATTTTATCTATTTTAAAACAGCAAAATCTCAAAACCTTAATTTTAGTACCCAACATACAATTAGTAACTCAAACACATTCTGATTTTATTGAATACGGGATATTACCGAAAGACGTGACTATGTGGACTGGAAACCACATTCCCAATAAAAATGCTAAAATTATAGTTTGTAATATTCAAATTTTACAATCAGAAAAACAAGATTTATCTTTATTAAAAGAAATAGGATTATTAGTGGTAGATGAAGTTCATGTTTGCAAAAAAACTAATTTAATCAATAAAATTTTAGATCAAATACCAGCTAAATATCGTTTTGGTTTTACAGGGACTTTACCTGATAATAATTTAGATCAATGGAATATTTTCGGTAAATTTGGTAAAATTCTTTACAAAAAAAAATCATATGATTTAAGAGAACAAAATTACATTACTGAAGTAGTTGTAGCAGTATTAAAAATTTTGTATACTAATCTCCCTCGGTTTTCTCAATCTTCTGCTATTAACCCTATTCAGGCTTATGAAGAAGAAATTCAATTTCTTCAAACTAATACTTTTCGAAATTCTATTATTACTAAAATAGTTAATAAATTAGATAAAAATACTCTTATTTTGGTAGACCGTATTATTCACGGCGAAGAACTTTTAAGGGTTTTACAATCCAATACAGATAAACAGGTCTACTTTGTAAATGGGAATGTCGATATTGATGAAAGAGAAAAAATTCGCAGTTTAATGGAACAACAAGACAATATAGTGTGTATTGCTATTTCTAAAATATTTTCTACCGGAATCAATATTAAAAATCTCCATAACATTGTTTTTGCTGCTATTGGGAAAGCTAAAATTAAAATTATACAATCTATAGGTCGAACTTTAAGAAAACATGCTACAAAAAAAAGAGCAACAATTTTTGATATTTGGGACAATTTAAAATATGGTAATAATCATATGATGGAAAGACTGACATTATATCAAGAAGAAAAAATCCCCATGTCAATCACAGAAATAAAAGAAAGTTGAATAAAAAATTTTACCACATATAATCGATTTAAATTTTATGGCAAGAAAAAAACAAAACGATGAAGATGATTTTGGTGAATTTGATATTAATAAAATTTTAAACGAAAAACCAAAAAAACGTGTAAGAAGAACAAAAGAAGAATTAAAGCCAAATTATGTAGATCCCATTGAAATGGAAAAATTAATTAAATCTTATTACGACACAGATTATTTGGATCCTAATTTAGCCGACATGGTACAAAAAATTGCCACACGTTTAGGTTACGCTCATAATTTTATTAGATATAGTTATAAAGAAGAAATGATTGGAGATGCTGTTATTAAAATGATAACCGCACTTACTAGAAAAAGATTTAAATGTGATTCTGGTTATAATCCTTTTTCATATTTTACAAAAGTAGCATTTCGAGCATTTCAAAATAGAATTAAAAAAGAAAAAAAAGAACATGATACTCTTAACAGATATCAAGATGAGGTTTATTCTATTTTAAGAGAATCTGGGACTTTGCCGACGCAAAAAAATACCAGATATGAATCAACTGAAAATAATTTTTGTTATTAATGTATAATTTGAATGATTGAAAATTTTTTTAAAGAAAAACGTATTGCGTTATTTACTGATATTCATATTGGGGTTCATCGTGATTCTCCAATATGGCATGAAATTGCTTTAGAGTGGACTGATTGGTTTGTAAGTGAAGTAAAAAAAAGAAATATTAAAAATATATTATTTTGTGGTGATTTTTTTCATAATAGAACTTCGTTGGATTTAACTACGCTTCAAACAGGATCTAAAATTATCGAAAAATTAAAAGATTTTAATATGGTTATGATTGCGGGTAACCATGATAGTTATTATAAAAATAATGCGTCTATTAATTCCTTATGCCCGTTTAAAGGTAAAGAAAATATACACGTGATAGATGAAACACCCTTTATTTGGAAAGGAAATAAAACAATTTGTTTGTGTCCGTGGGGTACTGATATTAAAAATTTACCTCAAGAAGAGTTTGATCTTTTAGCAGGCCATTTTGAAATACAAAATTTCAAAATGAATGCACATAAAATATGTGATCATGGTTTAGAATCTCAATCAATTTTAGGGAAAGGTAAATTAATTATTTCAGGACATTTTCATTTAAGAGATCATAGACATTATGATAATAATAAAAGTATCCTTTATTTAGGTTCACCTTATGAAATGGATTTCGGTGAAAGAAACCAAGTAAAAGGAATTTACTTTCTAAATTTAGAAAATATGGAGTTGGAATTTGTTGAAAATTTAATTTCCCCGAAACATTTTAAAATTAAAGTTAGTGAATTATTGTCCAACCAAATAGATACAAAAAAAATACCATCTATTATTAATAATAATTTTATAGCCATTGATGTGGACAAAAAATTAGACACTCAAACACTTGATCTAATCATAGGAAAATTTTCACAATATCAACCAAAATTAGTAAGAACAGACTTTAATATTTTTGAACATTTACAATTATCTGCAGTGGAAACAGAAGAATTTAGTTTTGATATAGATAAAGCGCTGTCAGAATTTGTTGAACTTATTGATACTAAAATTTCAAAAAAAGAAATTTTGAATAAATGTTTAGAATTCTATAAAATATCTCTTATACAAGATGAGTAAAATAGGAATAGCAATTATAACATGCGATAGACCGAATTATGTAAATAATCTTTTGTCTACAATAAATCCTCAAAAATTTTTAAGATTTGTTGTTAATGATGGAGAACAGGATTTATCTGACATAAAACATGCCATACATACTGTAAAAACACCAAAACCTAAAAGTGGTGTAGGTGTAGCAAAAAATTTAGCTATTAAAACATTAATGGGTATTGGTTATGATTACATTTTTCTCTTAGAAGATGATATAGTTATTAAAAATGAAGAAGTATTCGAAAAATATATTGAAGCGTCTAAGTTATCGGGTATTCAGCATTTTAACTTTGCTTTTCATGGTAACGATAACTATCTACCAGACGGCACGGAAGCAGTTAAGATGAAAGTAGAATATTCTAAAGATTGTGCTGTTTGTTTATATCCTAACGTTTACGGTGCTCTTTCTTTCTATACAAAAAAATGTATAGAAGAGTGTGGTTATATGGATGAATATTATTACAATGCTTTAGAACACGTAGACCACACTAATAAAATTATACAAAAAAAGATGCACCCTCCTTTTAGATGGTTTGCTGATATTGCTGATAGTTCAAAATATATTTCAGAACAAGATAGTTCTCATTCAGGATCTACGATTCGTAAAGATCAATCTTGGATTCAAAATTTTCATAACATGGCTGATTATTTTACCAAGCAAAACGGATTTGATGTTAGAAACCCTTATACTAAAATTGCAAATAAAGAAGAAGTCGTTCAATCATTAAAAGAAATTAAAAAATTATGGAAAAAATAGGTGTAGGAATTGTTACTTACAATTCAGAAAATTATTATAAAGATCTTTATAATAGCATTGATCAAACTAAAATTGATCATTTAGTCACTGTGAATGGCGGAGATGAATATTCAAAACAATATGGAAATCATTGGATTCAACATACGATAAACAAATATCCAGCTGTATGTAGAAATGATGCGATTGCCGCATTGTTAAAAGAAAATTGTGATCATATTTTTATTATTGAAGATGATATGATTATTAATGATTCTGATATTTTTAAAAAATATATTGAAGCTTCTAAATTGTCTGGTTTGAAGTATTTTTCATTTGTTTCTACATCGTGGGAATCTGGTGAACCTTGGAATAGAGCACCACGATTAGTTGTAGAATATAGTAAAGAAGTTAGTGTATCTTTTTATAAAAATATGTGTAATGAATTTACATATCATCATAAATCTTGTTATGATAAAGTAGGTTTTTATGATTCCCAATTCAGAGATCCATTTGATATTGATATGGCTTACCGCGAATCACAACAAGACTATGCAGCACCTTTTTGGTGGTTTGCAGACATTACTAATTCAGACTTCTATATTAAAAATAATCCTGTAGCTGTTAGTAGGCTTCAAGGAGAAAGACCAGATGGAAATAGAGAACAACGTATTCAAGAACAATGGAAGTTGTTTATACAAAAACACGGATTAATGGTAAATCAAATCCCATCTCTTTCTAAAGAAGAAGTTATTAAAAAATTAAAACAAATAAAAGCATGAAAATTTCAATAGGTATAAATGGTTATAAAGAATACAAAGATCTTGAAAAGAGAGAACGTTTTTGTATTGAAAGTCTTTTAAAGTGTAAAAAAGAAAACATTAATCTTTATAATGTTTGTTTTGCAGACGAAAATATAAAATACGATTCATTTGAAACATTGAATCAACTTTGTTTGACTTCAGATGTTGTTATTAAAAATTATTTTTCTCATGAAGGTTTAACTAATGAATACAATTCCAGAAAAAATGAAATTGATAACAATATTAAAAAATTACCTTCAGTAAAAGAAATTTTTGATGTATTGTCGCATACGAATTGTGACTATTTTTTATTTTTAAATAACGATATTATTTTATCTAATAGATTGTTTAAAAACATAGATCCCTCAGTAGATTGTTATGCTATATCTAGAATGCACATTCACGATTTGGAATCTTTAAATGAAACACCAAAATTAGAATCTTATTCAGTACATGGTTTCGATGCATTCCTGGTTAAAAAAGAAACTTGGAGAAAAATAAGAAACAATTTTCCCGATTTAATTTTAGGTAGATTTTACTGGGATACATTTTTTGCAACAATGTTTAAATTGTTGTGTAAAACTGAATTTTTAAATGACTTACCCCCAGTTTGTTTCCACATTGAACATTCCAGTAAATCTTCAGAAAATACTATTGAAAATTATTATAATGAAGATGTCTTTAAAAGAAGTTTAATTATTGGTCATTTGTGGTTTAACTACGTTCAAAATGTTTTATTAAAAAGACCAACAATTAATGATTGTAAATGGTATCAACCAATTTTAAGTGAAA